TTTTGTGGCTTCACGATCTTTAGATTTAACAATAATATCTTTTGATTTTTGCGTGATTGTGGCGCTGGGCAATCCGGCTTTTACTATTTGTAGTAATTGCATTATTAAATTCCATAATAGCTTTTTCTATATTTATAAGCAAAAGAAAACCGGCCCAAGTATTGCTACCGGGCCGGTTTATGTAAATAATTGATAATATTATTAATTCGCCTCGTCGCGCATCTCTTTGGCTACTTCTTTATGCTCACGTGAGGCGCTTTCTACGCTCGCCTTTGGGCCGGAATATGTAACATGCGTTACATATCCACCTGTTAACGTTGGCTTGCCATTCTTATCTTTTCTATGAACGTGAACAACCGCGCCATGTCTTTTCATAATATCTTTTGCAAATTCATGATCATCTACATCATGATCCACCGCGCCATGATCCTTATGATTGGTAAATGTTTTACTAACATGATCGTGCGCTTCTGCAAGGCCTGCATTCACCATTGATTTTTGTTGTTCTGAAATAAACTTTACGTACTTGTCGACTGACATAATAGAATCCTTTATTGGACGATAATTAAGCTTATATTAAATTTAAGTTGTCTTTTTAGCGGCCCTGGCAGAAGCTCTCATATACGTATGAGTCAGATCTCTTTTCTGATATTGACGGTCCCATGCGCCATCACTATTTGGCATAGGCTTACTTGCCTGACGACCATATTGCTTTGCATATTTTGCCGTGTCTTTTGCTTGATGTTCACTGCCGCCTGCTTTAGCAACGCCGCTTACACGCTTTGCAATTTTAAGATCTTTCTCACCAGTACGACCAGATCTAATGCCACGTCTTTGTATATTTGCCACAGCTTTATGAAGATACTTAGACTTTAATTCTGGAGAAAGTTCTTGGAGATCTTGTATGTCTTCAGCAAGAGCGTCCATTACGGCTTCAATAATATCGTCAAATTCTTCTGTATCAAATCCTACATTTTCGTTAATTCGCGAATCGCCTTCAGCAAGAGCATCGATTACGGCTTCAACAACTTTTTTTGAAGATTTTAAATGATCAGCATATGCTTCTTTTGCGGCATCTTCATGACCAGATGCATTTTCTTTATGTCTAAAAAATTTATCAGTATAAGGATGATCATCAGCAATAGCATGTTGTTTTTGAGCTTTATTTAGCGAAGATGCTATTTTTTTATAAACCGGGTGTTTAGGCCCAAGTGTTTTATGCAAATGGTTCATAATTTTTTCATGATTATTCATTGCTGATTGCGCAGAACCGTCTCCGTGTGTTTGACCTTCGCCACGAAAATGTTTCATAATAGCAGCAACTTCGTTTAAATTAAACTGCTCATTGATCTGAGCTGCGCCTACCGGAGTTGCCAAACCGACATTCACCATTGATTTTTGTTGCTCTGAAATAAACTTTACGTACTTGTCGATTGACATAATAGAATCCTTTATTGGACGATAATTAAGCTACAAGTTTATTTATACAAAACCAATCAGGCACCGGGCGTTTTGTCCAAGCCATCTTGAATCGAGCTTGCTTCGTCTGATAGAACTTACGATAAGATCCTACGATGTCGCTGTAGTCGATACACTCAGGATTGGCCTTCATCGCCAACGGCTGAGGAGTCTTGTAACCGACAGGAATGTTACGAGGCAATTGCTTCAAAGCTTCGCGAAGCAATGTATCAGTGCTATGAACCTTACCATAGCGATACGTGTACTCGTCACAGAGAGCAGCGAAGTGTATCCAGTGCCAAGTGTAGTTGTTATTACTTTGTGCAGTCCAAATTGTGCAAGGATGATGCATATGCACTGCACGATAGAATGTATCTTCGCGCTCGTCAGGCAGAGTCCATGCCTTCGACATCGTCTTACCAGACTTTGAAGGCACACGTGTCTCTACGCCGTCGAGCATACGATGTACAGTCGAGAGCATTTGAGCACTCTCGACGATCATCTTCACGACATGCTTGTCACACTGTAATTGTGCTGCTTTGACAGGATCACTGTCAAGAATGAATAAATTCACGGCCACATTTCCTCACTATTAAGCATTTCATCGCGTTCCTCAGGAGTATTCCTATTGGTAAGGATACCATACACTGTAACTCCAATAATGAACACTATAAAAGCGAAAAGTGTCACAGTCCAGCTTTCTTTACGAGATCTTTATATCCACGCCACGATGGATGGATATCATCAGGTTGAACATACGATGTAGCAATGATACGATCTCCGTAACTTACAGCGATGCTTTTTACTATGGCGTTGACCTTAGGTTTGCAAAAGCCTTTGTTACAAGGAGGCATAATCCATACTACATTGCCTACCTTAACACGAGTTCTAATTTTTGTCAACTCTTTTTTCGTATCAACGCCGCTATGATCGTTTGTTCCGAGGCTGATTACGATTGTCTTGGCTTCAAGCGGAGTTTTACCCCACTTCTTGTTCCATTGCCAAGTATTCCAACCGCCCTTCGAATATGATACACATTCTTTCGGAGCAAACATCTTCGTTCCAACGGCGATCGAGTCGCCCATAATTAAACATTCTAACATTATACTTGTATCCCTGTTACTTGTTTCAGATATTGAGTTGCAACTTGCTGACTGGTTTCAGTAGCACCGACAATGACTGTGTCAGAGATGACGACGTTGTTATCAGGAGCTGACATCATCCATGGCATCATAGCAAAACCTTGAGGTCCCATACCAACTGTACGAGGCTTCAACAGTTCGGTGACACCGCCTTCTTGCTTGACGCGAGAGATGATTTCTTCGCCAGACATGAGCTTAATTGTATATACTTTATTCTGTTCCATCGTTTTCTACCTCATAACGTTGCATTGTGCCTTTCCAGACTTTTACTCCACAACCATCATATTCCCAATCCCGTTGATCAGGATCGAGTTCTTTCATACTTGGATTTGGAGTATCATAGACTACTTCGTGCACATACTTAAATTTTTGTTCTTCTGACCAATCTTTCAGATAACCATTATCCTCGTCAAACAGACGAAGATACTCTGCATCATCAATCACGCGAGTAGAAGTGATAGTCTCGTCAAGATATAATTGACTGAACTCTTCAGCTTCTTTCATCGTCACGACGTCTTTGGCGTGTTCTGCGCTCTCGCATTCCACGACATATCGCATGCGAAAGAAGTCGATTGTCTCTACAAGATACTTAGGCACCTTCTTTCAGTCCCATTTCTACCAGCTCGTCAGGAGTGGAGTACCACTTGAGAAGAAGTTCGAGCGCGTCGATGTGCTTTTGGATCTCGGCATCATCGGCTTCTTGATCACCCCAGACAAAAACCCAGTCGCCATTGCCGAGATTGCCCTTTAGAGCTTCCCATGTATTACGCAGCTGACCGACCACGACGTGGTCTACAGTTTCCCAATCGAGTTCTACAGAAATCTTACTCATCAATATTCACCTTCTTATAACGATTAATTGTTCCATCGGCTTCTTCGACCATAATCTCATCCATACGAGGATTATGGGCTAGAATTCTTTGTTCGTGATCTGCAATAATCTTACCGGCTTCACGAAGAGTACGCATCACAGCATTAGCAATTCCAAACTTATTGCGGCCGGTATTTCGCGCTTCTTCAACCGCATCAGCACTGTCGCGATACAACTCATCGGACAACGACCAAGATAAGTCGACAGCATTAGCAAAATCTCCTACACGACGAAGATACTCTTGGCCACCATCGACCGAGACAGCACCACATGTGCACGTCACAAAGTCATGACGATGCTTAGAGACGATAAAGTCTCCGCAACCAAGACAACTTACTGCATTTTGAATAATCATTCTGCTATTACCTTTTCGTGCACTTGTGTAATGTGCTTACATTTATTATAGAAGTTAAAACCAGGACAGTCACACACCCAACCTTGATCGAGCATCGTGACGTGATACTGTTTGCCTTTACAGTTTATATATGGCCATGTCAGACCGACCAAATGGTGGTCGTGAAAATTGATACCAGCCATTGCAAGCGGTGTACGAAAGGCGGAATAAGTTGGTGTATGGTCAATCATAGGTTCACCTTACTACAAAAAACTAATTTTGTAAACCCCCTAAAGCGAGAAGAATCAAAATAATAAAAAGAAAACCATAGAGGGCAAATCGAAAAAAAATCTTGGCGACCTTGAACCCGACCCAAAGGAAGAAGCCCAAGATCGCCAAGAACGGCAACGATGAGAGGAGGAACACGATGCTCAACCGCGTCTCTTACCAGTTGCCGGATCGGCCGCTTCAGACTTGGAAAGGACAACAAGTCCGCCTTTGTTATAGGCTTGGCCGATGATATAATTGCCGCTGACGGCAAGCTTTTCTTTCTCGTAAGAGGAATTCTTTGCGTAGTGCACACCGATCTCGTTCTGAGATGGGTACTTTTTACGATGATCTGATACGTTGTAATCAGGCATCGGTGTGCCACGAAGCTTAGGCTTGTAGTTGCCTGCACGATACTGCTGATATTCTTCGAACGTCTTTGGCTTGACGCCAATACGCTTGCAAAACTTACAGTCTTCGAGCCAAGCCAAACCAATTTTGGTGTACTTCGACGTCGTCATTTTAGACTTACGCTTGCCATGATGAGTGGTAGTGTAAGCAGGACCAAGAAGATGCATTGTCATAATATAATTTCCTCCTGATTCTGGTATACACTACCACGCATTAATTGTACATGCTTTTACAGGACCAGTATATCCTGTATCTTTCCAACGGTGTTGGATTCTTTCTTCTACCTCGTCAAAGTGAAGAGGAGTGAAGTCTGTTTGCTCTACGCATACGCAGAGATATCGAGGATCTGGGAAGTCAGCATATATGATTTCGTTTCTATCAGCATTAACTCCCCATGGCATTTTGATCTCATTTGCATGAAGATGCCCGTGTACGTTGACACGGAACCGTTCTGACACACAGTCAGGATGCAGAGGGATATGGCTCAGAATAAACTTATCCACGAATACACGAACACCGTGGATCTGTTGGAAACCAACTGCACGATAGTCTTCATCTTTGAAGATGTCGTGGTTACCGCGTACAAGGATCTTACGACCATTCATGCGCTTTACCAGTTCGAGATACTTCTTGTTGATTACCACGTCGCCAAGAAAGTAGACAGTGTCCTGCTCTTTCACTTTGGCATTGTGACGCTCGATCATGGTCTCGTTCATCTCTTCGGTCGAAGTGAACGGACGCAGAGGACTGCCGTCTTCGCGCTTGAACTTTTCCCACGAGTTCGTATGACCAAGATGATGGTCAGAGATAACGAATCTGTTTACAAATCTAGTCATCACCCATTCTTTCATTGTATAAACGAGCTGCTTCTATACTGAGAGACAGTACAGCTTCTGCATTGATATTGCATGCAACGTACACGACAATCCATTTTGCAATGTATGCAGTGATGCGATCTTTGCGAGATAACGTGTTATTCACATTTCCACCATACGTTCGTATGCAGCCCGATCGGCTTGCTCATCGAGCCAAGCTTCATAACCTTCCCAGAATTCTTGTTCTTCAGCAGACATCATCATATCCTTCTTCATTATAGTATTACTTTACCAAGAATTGTATTAATTGTACATGTTTATTTTTAGTTGTAATTATCAATCACAGGAGATAGGCGAGACATAAGTCTAACGAATTTTAGACGAGGTTTTTTGTTAAGGACGATATCGTCGACGGTCGCGGCGACGAAGTAGTTTTTGTAAAGAGCGATTGAATATTCGAGTGTCGGGTTTTGATTGATAAAATCGACGAGAAGTTGAATGGTGGGGAATTTAGGCGAAGAGGTGTCGAGATTGTTGTTAAGACGATCGAAATATTGAATGGAGTACATGTGTTTTTTCCTTCTTGATTATAGGTCCACCTTACCAATTTTTTAATAAAATGTACATGTTTATTTCGAAAAAAAGAGCAAAAAAATGGGCGACCCGAAAGCCGCCCATCATGCGTGTAGCAGGAGGAACCCCACCTGTGACCCTGCCTATTCCAGTCGTCAATTAAGACACTTGCCTCTTACACAGTTAAAACTGCATATCCACG